CGAATGGCGGTGTTGTAATCTACCGCCCCTGACCATACTTGCATTTCTGCGTCATCCAGAATCTTTTGGTAGGTTTTCGCAATGGAAAGGAACTCAACCTTCCCGTCTGCACCGCGAATGGCGAACCCAAGAGACTGCGTAATATTGGTAAACTCCCCCAGCGTCTGTGCCCGGATAGCTTCTACCTCTTGCTCCATCGCTGCTAGCGTAAAGGTGTCAACCGCAATGTCGGCCTTGCTAATGGTGTAGTCGAAATACTCTTGGTTTCGGTCAACGGCTCTCTGGTAGATTTCATCGAATTGCTGATTCGTCAGGCCCAAGGTCTTTTTGATCTGCATCTCGATTTCGTCCAGGCTCAACCCCCGGCGCTGCGAAATGCGTATCTGCTCCAATGCGCTTTCGGTGGCTTCTCCGCTCAGTTTGAACCGGCGGCAAATGTCGGCAAGAATGAAATCCTCTAAGTCTTGGTAGGCCTTGACGATTTCATCAGGGCAGTTTTGAAGGAATGACGGGGTTATCGGGAATTTCATTTATTTTCGCCCTCGCTTTCCTTCGCTCCACAATGCCGCCGTAATGCGGCTGGATTTTTATGACGTTCCAATCGCACTCAGCCGGAACTTTGCCATAGAAGATAACCCACGACGGTTCCAGCCGCCTCATCATCTCGTCATAGCCTCGCAGAAACAGGCGTTTGCTTTCCTTGCTCGCCTGTGTTCCAACGCTAGAGACTGCCACAATACCGCCCACGGGTTCGCCATCAAAGCACCAATCATAGCTCTGCTCGTCGCTCCAGGAGATTGTGGGATAGACCGTCAGCCCATGTAACTGCCAATATGCAGCCAGCCAATGCTTGCGGTAGTGGTTGTATATCTGCATCGCCAGCGGCATATCTGTGTATGTAGAGAAATCCGGCGAACAAACCGCCTCAAATCGGCTAAGACTCTGAATGTACCTGTCTGGCTGATTCCAGTATCGTGTAAATTGGTAGTCATCCACAAAGCAATGGACGATTTTTCCGCCCTTGTCTTTGGTGCTGTTGGCGTAGTTCATGGGGATAAATTCGCCCTGCGGGTACACCGTCACTGGCTCAATCTGCGGAATGTTATAGCGGCCCACGCCATGAAAAATGAACTTGTCCAGATTTTCAAAGTTAATCATGTGTCCACCAAAAGAAAAAGCCGCAAGGTACATTTCTGCACCTTACGGCATAGCAAGCGCCCGGATTTGCACCGGAGCTACGAAAAGCATCGTGTGCTCCTTCTACACTACAGCTTACTATGCCGATTATACCATATTCTTCTGACCCGTTCAACCATTTTCCGCTCTTTCACGGTCAGATTTGTTGCGCCCTTTTTCCCATCGTTTTCGTTATGCGTATATCCGTGATGTGTATGTGGTGTCATCCCGGCGTGAGGTCTATCCGGGTCTAGGTCAATCTGCTTGACCCTCTTGTTCTGCGTGTCATAGTACGAAATAAATTTAGGCTCATCGTGATAGTCAAGCGTCACATACACACGGCCCCTTGTCATGGTTTCCATAGGTGCCGTCGTATTCCCGCTGGTTGGCTTCACAAATTTTATATTCCCGCTAGTCAGTACAGAACGATACTCACTCCCATACGGCAAATAGGTTCCATCTTTTAAGTACCTTCCGCCGCTGCTTGCGCCTCTACCGCCCATTATTTGCGTTTCTTCCCCGTGTAAACAAATTCAAGATTCTTTCCAGACCAATATACATCTTTGGCTTTTACTTTGCGTTCCAGAACCTTAACGCCGGGTTTTGGCGTTCCAAGCGCTGTCTTGCTCCACTTCTCCGCTTGCGCTCTCGAAAGGAAAATCCAGTCATTGCTATTGATTGTATCCCCAACGGTTGCACGATAAATTGTTACCGTATCGTTTTGGCTTGATATACTGTTAATTTGTGAAATTGTTTCCCTCGCCTTTACGTCATTTACAACTTTTTCGGGAAGCCCGTCAAGTTTAGATTTCATGCCGGAAACATTCACGCCGGAACTGGATGCTCTATTATATTGCTGCCCTTGATAACTTGTAAGGCCGCCGCTTCCTCCACGTCCGCCCATACTTACACCTCGCTCACCAAATCTTCCATCTGCGGCAAAGCGGCTTTGGCTTCTTCCTCTGTCTCGCCGTACCACTTGACCCGGTACTCCCAGGCGTTCATCACGCCGCTTGCCATGTCCTGTCGGTCGTTAGCCCTCTCTTTTTCCTTTGCGTCTGCATCGTCCAGAACGCTGTCGCCCCAGCTATATGCCGCTTCATATGCCCCAGCGGGTGCCAGGTTGTACAGGGTGGCGTATACGTCCATAGCGTAGACAAGGCCGTCAAAGGTATGTTGCAAGGATTTCTGGATGCTATCAACTGTTACATACATCCGCTGTTTGCTGTTTTTGATCTCGGTGGCGGTCTTCTCCACGCTCTGGGGGTCAGAGATAGTGCCATAGGATAGGCCCGTTTGAAATTCAATCTGCTTTAGGATGGTCTGCAAGCCTCTGTATAACGGCTCGTCCCGGAACGACGGCTCGAACGGCTGGAAGAAGTCTCCCGTGGTGCCAAACGCGCCGCACTCAAACAGGCGCTTGTCAAACTGTTTGGCGGCGGTCTCTGTGGCGTCCATGAAGATCTTGCGCTGTCCGCTCTTATACTCCCAGCGTATCAAATCCCACTGTTCATCGGCTCGGCGGATCAGGTCAACCGCCGCGCCCCCGTAGATGGAGACGCCCACCGGGTTGTCGGTATCAATGTTGTTGGCCTTGGGAACTTTGAAATAGGAGAAAAGCGGCCCGTTCAGATTCTGAATCGTTACTTCCTCGGAAATATCCGCCCAATCTGGCACGGTAGCCAGCGAAACCTCATCACCCACGCTGCCGCTCTCATCGCTCTTATACGCTTTGTTAAGGATGGTGTACGTGGTGCCGCTGAGAGCGTGCCCCTCCAGGCGCACATAATAGCGCCCGTTCAGCTTAGTTTTCTCCCGGAACACTCCGGCGACGCATACCCCGGCGGCGTCGAACATGGTCGGCTCAAAAGAAGCTGCGCTGGTGGCGTCCACCATCAGCCTGTCGCCGTAGAGATAGGGCTTAAATGCAATACCTCCCGTGGCAAGCCCGATCTCCAGCTGGTGAAGGAATCGCTCAGATGCCGCCTGGAAGGAATCATTCAGGAAGTTCGCCCGTGCGCTCCCGCTGATTGTGGCGCTGAACTCTGAAAGGGTAGTCCTGGACAGCTCCCGGCAAATGGCCCCTGGGATACCCATTGGGATGATCTCTTTTGTGGCCCACGGGGGCTGGTCAATGTACATGGCATACCAGAGGTTGATATTTTGCTGCATGGTCTGACTGGCAACTGGCGTCACCTGGAACGCCTGTTGCGCTGCCGCACTTGGGAAGATGAAGTTTTTCAGCCGTCCAAACAGGCCGGTTAAGATGTTTGGCATTGTTAAAGCTCCTTAGGCCAGATTGCCCATGCGTCTGTAGAAACGCTCCAGGGCGTACCTTGTGGCGTCAATCAGGTGGTTATTGGCATCTGGGTAACCGCTGACGATCTCTCCGTCTTTGTTGCGCTCATACTCATAGTTCACAAATTCTCGATAGGCGTTAGGCGTCCTCTGCCTGTCGATTACGATTTTTCTCCCCTGGAGGAATTTCATCCCGTAATCCACCGAACCAGGACCTTTGACTGCCGCTTGAGCCGGGAGATCAGCAGCTCGGAAATCCGCTACGCTCTTTGGCTCGGCGCTGTCGCAGACAATGACCGTATCTCTGTACCCCCTGCGCGTGATCTCTTGCGCCGTCTGGGTGTTGGTCTGCTTGTTGACATAGATCTCGTCGATCAAGTAGATAATCTCCCGCGTCTTATCGTAGTGGAGACGGATAAAGGCAAACGGGTCAGGGTAAAAGCCCCAGTCTACGCCTTGATAAATTCTATCAAAATGCTTGATCTCATCGTCGGTGATATCCCGTAGCTCCAGGTATTCAAACACATTGCCGCCGGTGCCTACAGCTTCGCCCAGGTATTCGTGGCGATAGGCCCTTTCATCCGTGGCCTTTAAGTGTTCCGCTTCTGCAATAAACTGTTCGCCCAGCCATTCGGGCGGGGCCTCTAAGTAGGTGCTCTTATGGGTCAGCCTATCGGCCCTTTCTTCCAAGCTGTCCTTGTTTGCCCAGTTGTCCCGGGAGATAGGTGGGTTATAGCTCTCAAAGTTCCAGAACCTCGACCCGCCGCGCATGGTGGACTGGAGAATGGTTCTGATCTCCGCTCTCCCGGCAAACTGGTCTTTTTCCTCAAAGTGGGTAACTGCGATGTAACCAAACGGAACCTTGATGGACTTGATCTTCATGGGATCATCTGCGCCACGGAACATGATCTTTTGCTTGGTGCCCTTGTAAATCAGCTCCATGGGTGAGACTTTGGCGTCCCAATGGTCGGCAACGCCCAATTCCCCGATTGCCCACATATATTGTGCGTACACGCTGTCTCTCAGGGTATTGCCCACCTTGCGCAAGACAAGGGCGTGTATATCGGGGTTTTGCATAATGAGGATCGGAACAAGCAGGGAGACACAAGAGGATTTCAATGAGCCGCGCCCACCAGACAGATCATAATGAGTATGACCGTGATAAAAGACATCGTGGGCCAGCTGATAAAATGCGGGGCCAATGACGTTGGATACTCTCACATCAGACATCGATTACGATCCTCACGCTGCCGTCATCACCCTTCTCCAGCTTCTCGGTCAGCTCCTGCCACTTCTCCACAGCTTTCATATCGCCGCTTGCTGCTGCCATATACACAGCCGCCACCACGACGGCCTGATTGGTCAAATTTTCTGGTGCTTCAATTCCAATCTTCTTAAGCTGGTCTTTTGTTTTTACGCTTTTTATGGGCGCATTGGCAATCAGTGACGCTAATGTGTGCATATCATTTCTCGCCGGGGAGTTTACCCCTTTATTGATACCGCCCTTTGTACCGTCTATGACGGCTTTTTGACCGCCTTTTTCGTACTGATTGCCCCGCTTACGTTCTTCTTCTGTGAATTTATGACGCGGCAATCAGCTCACCTCCCGATTAAAACGGCAGCGGCTCCCGCGCTTCATAGTTCTTCCTTCTGTTCTTTGCCTTGTTACTGGCAGACTTAGACGCTTTAGAGCTTGCTTTATTCCATGCACTCCCACTACTCGCCATCTTCCATCCCTTCCTTCACTGTCTGATAGGCTTTGGAACCTATGTTGTCCTTGCTGTTCTCGAAAATGGTTTCCCCAGTCTTTCCTCTTATGACCGTG